TAAAAATATAGATGAAATGGATTATTATGATAAGGCTGGTGATTTAATAACTGATTATTATGATTTACGAGATAATGTTAATAATAAATTAGTTGAATCAAAAAGTATTTTAGAATATTTAAATAATAACAATATATCAGATAATGATTCAAAAAAAATAAATAGGGCTAAAATTTTTGAAAAATTTTGTCAAAGAATAGATGGTATTCGTGTGAATATAGATGATGGAAGTAAAAGAATAAAGTATTGTAAAGAATGTCAAATTGAAAAAATATTAGATCATTCAGCTTCCTCCTATATTTGTCCAGAATGTGGAATAATGGAAGAAATTATTATAGATGAAGATAGAAGAATTAAAGAATATTCCCCTTATAAAAGATTAAATCATTTTAGAGAATGGTTAAATCAGTTTCAAGCTAAGGAATCAACAGAAATTCAAAATGATATATGTATTAATATTATTAAGGAAATAAATAGAAATCGAATAAAAGATTTATCAGAATTAAATAGAGATAAAATGCAGAGTATTTTAAAGAAATTAGGTTATAACCATTTATATGAGCATATACCTTATATAATTAATAAGTTAAGTAATTTACCTCCTCCAAAAATTAGTGGTCAAACAGAACAAAGATTTTTAAAAATGTTTATGATGATTCAAGAACCGTGGGAAATATACAAACCGAAAGGTAGAAAAAATTTCTTATCATATTCTTATATTTTATATAAATTTTGTGAATTATTAGAATTGGATGAATTATTAGAATATTTTCCATTGTTAAAATCACCAACTAAGTTAATGGAACAAGATCAAGTTTGGAAAAAATTTTGTAAATTTTTAAAATGGGAATTTTATTCAACATTTAAATAATTATATTTTAAATATTAGAATGAAATTATAAAAATTTCAATACATATTTAAAAAAATATTTTTTACTATATTAATGACTTCTAAAAAAGATTATTTAGATGAAGATGTTTTATTGCCTCCAAATCAAAAATATGTATGTTTATCATTTTTTGTACCAGAAAATAAAGAAATTAAAAGTTACGGTATTAAAATAAGAGGATGTTTTCCTACATATGAAGAAGCGTGTGAACATGCTAAAGTAATACAGAATTTGGATAAATATCATAATGTTTTTGTTGGTGATATGGGAAAATGGTTACCTTTTAATCCTGATCCAGATGATGTTAAAGATAATGAATATGCTAATAATGACCTAAATGAATTAATGAAGGGGTATAAAAAGAATCAAGAGAGATCAAGAATGTATCAAGAGATTAGGAAAAATGAAACTATAATGAAAAATATTGATGAAAATATTTTGGCATCATTTAAAAATAAAAAAGAATTAAAAGAAAAATTAGATGATGATTTAGATGATTTAGATAAACAGGATATTTTAAATAATTTAGAACAGATAGATGCACAATTAAAGAAAATGCAAGAAAAGAGAGATAATATAGAATTAATGGATAATACTTTAAAAGATAAATTAAAAAATGAAAAAGAAAATGATGAACAGAGTATAAATTTATAATATAATTATTTTATAATATATTAATATAAAATAATTAATTAATCTTTTTTTTTAATTTTTTCTACAATCAATTTAAATTTATTTTTCTTTTTATTTAAATCATTAATTGGATCAAACATTGGAATTTTTTTATTCCAATTATCATCATATTTTTTACTATGAAATTTTTTATATCTTTTTGATCCAAGTTTAAAATCAGGTACTTCTCTTGCTTTATACCAAAAAACTTTATCTGTAATATTTTTACTATGAACACGATTATCTATAACCATGCAACCATAATTTGCTGTAACTTCATTAAATACTTGGCAGAATATATCAAATGAAGGAAACATACCTGCATAATGTTCATATAATCTTTTTCTATTAGATATAAAATCTTCAGCTAATAAAAATATATAGTCAAAATTACTTCTCATTTCTGGTGGTATACCCATAGAATATTGCATTGTTAATATAAATGATACATGATGATGTCTACCATTAAAAAATAATTCAAGTATATTTTCATCTTTAACCCATGTTCCTTTTGAACTCATACAGTCGTCCATAACTAACATAACACGATCATCTTTTACTTTTTTCCCATTTTTGATTCTTTTATTATTATCTTCTGATAATTTATTTTGTCTATTAAATAATCTAGTGAGAACACTTGTATCGAACGATGAATATATATATATATCAGGTATAAATTCTCCATAGAATCTATTTAATTTTTCAGTTTTACTAATAACAATAGCGGTTGGTATATCTTTTTTATGATATAATATTTCTCTAGTTAAGTAACTTTTACCAGAAGCTCTTTTAGCTATCATAGCAATAGTAGAGTAAGGAGCCATTTTTTTTAAATCGAATTTATTTAATTGTAATTTAGTTGCTCCAAATTTTACATTTTTAGAACTCATTAATTAAATTTATATAATATTTTTAGAAATTAGGCGTAGTAGTTAAGAATTGATGATTAGTTATTTTATTAATAATACTTCCACCTGTTAATTCATTATTTTTAATATCATTTTTAATATTACATAAGAAATTAAATGATAATATTGAAATACATAATAATAGTACTGGTAGTTTTATAAAATTAAATATTTTTATTATAGTATTTTTCTTTTTATTATTATTTAGTTTATTAGATCTATCAATCCAAAGTACTAATAAAAATATTATTAAAGTATATATTAAAAAATATTCTTTCATATTATTTAAAAGTAGAAAAAATAAATTCTTTTATATTATAATGAAAAGTAAAATTTCTTATATAAATATTACAAAAAAATTATTAAAATTTATTTTATTAAGTGTTATTTCATTTTTATCTTTGAAATATATTCCTCTAAATAAATTAGAATTAAATGAAATTTTAAAAATTTCAAGTGTTATAACTATATTTTTTGTAATAATAGATACAATTTCGCCTAATATTGTTGTTCATAATAAATAAAAATATTAAAAAATATTTTTATATATTTTTTTACAAATGTAGGTAATTATTAAAAAATTTTTGTTTTGATACTATATTTTTTTTTTCAGATGTATTTCTATTATATTTTTCTGAATTAATATTATTTGATTGTTTTCTAGAGCTATTAGAAAAAACTTCCCTATATAAATCTGTATTATTTTCTGCTTTGTAAGAATCTTTATTTTCAGTTGTATTTAAATCTTTTTGTATAATCATATTTATTTTTTTTTCTTGACTATTATTATCTGATTTTGTTGAAGATTTATTAGATTTTATATTTAATTTTGAAATTATTGATGATTCAGATTTATATTTTTTACTATCTGATAAGTTTATATTTTTTTCTTTTAAAATATTATCAATTTTATTTTCTATTTCTTGTTTAATAGAATTATGTTGATTATTTGAATTGTTATTATATTTTACTTCATTATCAAATTGATTTTTATTATTTGTAAATATATTACTTTGTCCAGCTGTTTGTTGTATAATTGAACCATTATTTTGGTTTGTAACAGGATTAGCAATACGTGGTTCTAATTCTATATTACTACCTTTAACAAATTGTGTTTCTAAATATTTATTTACAATATTATTATTAAAAAAATTATCTATTTTAGTATTAATACTAATTTCATCAATAGTATCATTTATTGATTCTTTTACAAAACTCATAATTTTATCATTCTTAGCTCTTTTAGATTGTGGATTTTGATTTTCATCATCAAGACATAAATCTGGAAAACGAAACATTTTTCTACATACTGATCTATAGGTAGTATATATAAATTCTTTTAATGGATATTTTAAATATATTTCACCTATATCAATTTTAATATTAGCTGATTGAATACTAGCTTTAATAGTTGCTTGAAAAAGTTTTTCAATATTTATTATATCTAATCCTTGAGTTTTTCTATTACTATTAATTATTTCTAATATTTCAGCTGTATAGTCTTCTTTTTCTTGATCAGTCCATTGAGAAACTGTTGCTATTGAGTATTGAAATGTTTTTAATTTCTGAACATCAAAATTTTGTTCATTATCAGTGTCTGCTTTATCTATTTTTTCACACAAATCTTTCCATGTTTTTTTAATTCTATCAAATATAGGTTTGGATAATGATTTAGTAAGTACATTCATAAATACCGGTTTCATTGCAATTGCTGATTCCATTTTTATAATATAATATAGATTAGAAATATATTTTTAAAGTTTATTTGTTTTTATCTACAAATTTTTTCTATATATTTTTAATGAATATTATAAAAAAAATTAATATATTAAAAAAAAAAAAATTTAAAAAATTCAAAAAGTTGATTGATTTAGATAAATTTGATAATATTGAATTTATTGATAATAAAATAAAATTTATTTCCAAAAATAATCAAGTTTTATTTAAATTTAATTTTTATGGAATTTTAAAGGATGATATATTTATGTGGGCTAATATTATTCCTGGTGTTAGTTTAGAAGTTATTCATAAAATAAAAGAAATAAAGAATTCATCTGAATTGTTTAAAGATACTGAAAACAAAAAGGTATTATTTTATTATCAATTATTAAATGAAAATATGATATATTTAACAGATGATAAGCAAAAAGAGTGGATAAATGATTTGTTATTGTATTTAGATGATTCATTATGGTCTTTAAATACTATTAATACAAAAGGTAATTTACAATTTATGACTTTAACAGATCTAATTTCATATAAATAATTAAATATTCTTTATCATATCAGATATTTTTTTCTTTTCCGATGCTTTCATATCTATAAAATCATATGTTTTATCTATTTTTAAACATAATTCTATATCTTTGATTGTAATATCTTTATTATAATTCTTAAGTGTTTTTATTAGATCAACAATTTTTTTATTTTTAACTAGAAAATTACTAACTCTATTTAACATTAATATTTCTTCAATTGATTTTTTAGGAAATATTTTTAGTAAATTATTAATATTTTTTTTGTTAATATTTTTTAAAGAAGTTTTATTTAAATCAGAACTAAATTTTATATCTTGACCATTAATTTTATTATCATTAGATTTATTTATCCAATAAGATGTATTAAGACAAGTATAAAATCCATGTATATTTTGTAAATACCAATTTTGATCTGTATAAATACTAGTTTCTATATTATCACCTCTTGAAATTGAATCAGTTATTTTAACTAATTTAAATAATTTTTCATCGTATGATATATTATTATCTTTAAAAATCTTTTTTTTATAATTTTGATGTATCATCAATGGTAGTAAGACTTTTTCTGATTCATATAATTTATAAATATTCTTGTTACTTTTATAACTATTTAATAATTTTAATGTTGAATCAAATAATTCAACCTTTAAATTTTTTTTTTTGGAATTATTTTTATATTTAAGAAAACCTTTTTTATTTAATTTTTTATTTGTATAATGAAATGATATTTCTTGTAAAATATTTAGTAGTCTTTTAATATCAAATTGTGAGTACATAATTATATCATTAATAACATCATCTTCTATAAATATATTTTCTTTTTTACATATTTTTTTTACAAATTTCTTTAATTCATATGATGAAGGAGAATAAAATTTAATATCAGGACTATATTTTTTAAGATCATTTATTAATTTGCTATGATGATTATTGGTAATAAATATAAGTGGAAATGCTTTTAATTTATTATTCTCTTTAAAAATATTAAATACATATTTCTTTTCACTATTTAGTGAAATTGATTCAGTATCATTAAAAATAATAGCAATTTTTTTCTTTTTTTTATTATTAAATTTTATTTTAGAAATAATTGAGTTATTATGATTATAATAATCACAAAAGTTATCATTATTTCTATGATCTTTAATTTGATTAGGATTTATTGTTTTAGCTATATAATTATACTTTTCTAATATTAAGTTAATTGTACTGTTTTTACCT